GGTATCAGTTAGAAGATGGCTCAAAGATTCAAGGAAGAGACGGATTAATTGATCGTGTTAAAAATGATCAAGAACTACAAAAAATATTAAAAAACAAGTTAAATAATGTCTGATAAATTTTTTGTTTTAGAGGGAAAGTTTCTTTGTAAAAATTGCAAAGTAGAGGTAAAAACTGTTAGGGTTTATTTTGATACTGGAAAAGCAACTTGGATGTGCACCAACAAACATCTATCTGAAATAAAACTTTTTCAGGTAGGATATAAAAAGAAGAGAGACTATGAGCGAGAAGAACGAAAGTAAAAGAATAGGTGCTAAGCAGCACAAAAATTCAGGTAGAAATAATAAAAAAGGTGATGCTACTTGGAAAGATTTTGTTGTTGATTTTAAAGAAGCATCTAAGTCTTTTACTATTAATCAAGATGTTTGGGCTAAGGTTGTTACAGACTCTATTAAAGCGGGTAACGACAAGTCTCCCCTAATAGCACTAATACTTGGAACAGAAAACAAAAAGGTTCGTCTTGCTATAATAGAATTTGATTTATTAGAACAATTAACAAATGGGGTAGAAAATGTCAGAAGAAACAAATAAAAATACAATTGATCATATAAATGGTTTGTCAGAAATTGCAGAATATATGCAAGATGAAGAACTTACCACTGCACTTACCTTTGTGGCAAAGATAATATTAAAGCCAGATATTCCACTTAACGTGGTAACAGTTGAGATAGTAAGGCTACAAGCAATTGCAGCAAAAATGTCATTAAAGGCCACTTGGATGGCAAATGTTGATAAGGGAAATAGGGCTAAAAAGAATATTTATTATACCGCTGCTGAAGCAATTAATGATCTAGTTTCTGCTCTTAAATACACAATACGCTAACTGATATAATAGAAGAAAAGGAAAACATGAGTAAAAATTTATTACAAGGATTAATGGTAAAAGAAAGAAAAAAAGAAATTATTAAGAAAAATTCTTTTGATCTTGAAGGACTTACTGAAAAAATAACTTCAGGTTATACTGCTGGTATTGAGCCAGAACACAAAACTAAAACAACCTTTGCGCCATCAACTTTGGTGTATGGAAATGGTGAATGCCCAAGATATTGGTATTTTGCTTTTTCTGGTGCTAATTTTGAAGAAACATCTGATGCTTTTGGAATTGCCAATAGAACAAATGGAACATATAGTCACGAAAGAATTCAAAAAGCCTTAATTCAAAGCGGAATTGTTAAAGTATTTGAAAAGAAAAATGAAAAAACAGAAAAAATAGAAAAAACAACAGAATTTGAGATAAGAAATGATAGTCCTCCAATTTATGGTAAAGGTGACGGTATTATTAATTGGAATAATGAAGAATTGTTATTAGAAATTAAAACGGCTCCTGTTGAAGGTTTTGAATATCGTAAAAGAACTGGTAAAGCAAAAAAAGATCATATTCTACAAACTCTTATATACATGAAAATTTTAGGCTATAAACGTGGTGTTATTTTATATGAAAATAAAAATACACATGAGTTACTTGCTATACCGTTAGAAGTAGGTGATTATTACCGTGAATATGTAAATAATGCTTTTGATTGGATGAGAGTAGTTAGAGCCAGTTGGATGAAAAACGAACTCCCAATTAAAAATTACAGATCTAATTCTAAAATATGTAAAAATTGTCCTGTTCAAAAAACTTGCAATGATGCTGGTACGGGAGTAGTAAAAATTGCTTCGTTGGAGGAATTGCGTGAGACAATGTGAACGATGTAATATAAAATTTACTCCTAAAGTTACTTATCAAATATATTGTAGTAAAACATGTAGGGAAGAAGCAACTAAAGAAAAAATTATTGAAAGATATCAAATAACCCGTAGTCAAAAAAGAATAGGTAAACGAAGAATATGTCTTGGTGGTTGTGGCAAACAACTATCTATTTATAATGATTTAGGTTTTTGTAACGAATGTAATGTTCATGAAAAAACAGTAGAAAAAATGTTAAAACAAATAAAAGGATTTTTTGATTATGAACAAGATAATTAATCAGCCAGATAGTTTGTGTGCTATAGATGCTAGTACAAATAATCTTGCATTTTGCATATATCAATCTAAAAATATAAAAGAATATGGCAAAATTAATTTTCAAGGAAATAATATTTATGAAAAAGTACAAGATGCTACAAAAAAAACAAAGGCTATTTTTAATCACTATAGGTTTGTTAATGCAATTGTTATAGAGCACACTATTTTTATGAACAGTCCAAAAACTCAAGCAGATTTGGCTTTAGTTCAAGGTGCAATTTTAGGTGGTGCTGGTTTGGCTGGAATAAAAATTATTGGAAGAGTATCACCAATATCTTGGCAATTATTTTTAGGCAATAAAAAATTAACAAAAGAAGAACAGGTTGCAATAAGATCAGCAAACCCAAACAAATCAGATTCTTGGTATAAAGCATATGAAAGAGACTTCAGAAAAAAAAGAACAACTAAATTATTAGAAATAATATATGATAAAAATATATTAGATTATGATGTTGCAGATGCGGCAGGAATAGGTCATTGGGCAATTAATAATTGGGAAAAAGCAGTAAAATTTGACAAGGAGTAATGATGGGTGCTAAGATGTATCAGAGCCAAGCATGGCTCAAAAAGCGGTATCACATGGATAAAAAAAATCCAGAAGACATTGCAAAAGAATGTGGGGTAAGCGTGGAAACCATTTATGTATACCTTGCCAAATTTGGATTGAGGAAATCAAAAAGATGAAACCAGTTCCAGTCTATAAAGATACTAATCATTTTGATTATAATGATTTATATTTGCATTCATTATCTGCTCCCTCTGGTAATTTAATCTTGATGAATTGTTTAGGTATTGCACAAATGCTTATTGAAAAAAATATTGCATATGGAGATTCTGCTTTAGATCCTATTAGAGTTTTTAGTAAAGCAAACCCCACAGAACAATTACATGTAAGAATAGATGATAAATTAAGTAGATTAATGAGGGGAACTGATTACATTGGAGACAATGATATAGATGATTTAATTGGTTATTTAATATTATTAAAAGTTGCAAAGGAAAAAAATGACAACAGATAATGAAATGGTGCAACATTTAGATGAAATAAACAAAGTTGTTGAAGAGTACTTGAAAGGAAATGATCCAACAGTAATTTCTAAACAACTTGATTTGCCAAGAACTAGAGTTGTTGCTCATTTAAATGAATGGAGAGTAATGGCATCTGCTAATGATGCTATTCGTGCTCGTGCAAAAGAGGCTCTTGTTGGTGCAGATAAACACTATACTAAATTAATTAATCAAGCATATGAGGTAATTGATGAGGCAAGTTTAACTTCAAACCTTGGTGCTAAAAACAATGCCATAAAACTTGTTATGGATATTGAAGCAAAAAGAATTGATATGTTGCAAAAGGCTGGTTTGTTAGAAAATAAAGAACTTGCAGAAGAAATGATAGAAATAGAAAAACGACAAGAGGTTCTTGTTGGAATTTTACGTGATATTGCTTCAGAGCATCCAGAAGTTAGAGATTTAATAATGTCTAGATTATCTACTATAGCCAAAGAAGGTGAGGTAATAAGCATTGTCCACGAAGTTCAATGATTTTTTTGATGCGTTAAAAAATGAACAGTTTGAAGAAATTCCAACAGATGTAAAAACATTTGTAGAGTCTTTAGATTATCTTGGACAACCACCCCTATCGCCTATACAGTATGACATTGTTGAAGCCATGAGTCAGATATACAAAAAAAATGATTTAGAAAATTTATTAGGAACAGAAATAGGAGGAAAACACTATGAAAAATACACGAAAAACGAAATCATCCTTCAGTTGGGCAAAGGTAGTGGTAAAGATCACACTTCTACTGTTGCCTGTGCTTATATTGTGTATAAGTTACTATGTCTCAAAGATCCTGCAAGATATTTCGGAAAACCAAGTGGAGATGCAATAGATATTATTAACGTTGCTATTAACGCAGAGCAAGCAAAAAATGTTTTTTTTAAAGGTTTTAAAAACAAAATTGAAAAGTCTCCATGGTTTGCGGGTAAGTATGAAGCAAAAGTAAACTCTATCAGTTTTAATAAATCAATAACAGTTTACTCTGGTCACTCAGAACGTGAATCTCACGAAGGTCTTAACTTGTTTATGGCAGTGCTTGATGAAATTTCTGGTTTTGCTACAGAGGTTGGTACTGGAAATGATCAGGGTAAAACTGCAGATAATATATATAAAGCATTTCGTGGATCAGTAGATTCTCGTTTTCCAGATCTTGGAAAGGTTGTTCTTCTTTCATTCCCTCGTTTTTCTGGAGACTTTATTTCAAAGCGGTATGATGATGTAATTGCAGACAAAGAAGTAATAGAACGTAGACATACCTTTGTTATTAATGAAGAACTACCAGATAGCCCAGATAATAGGATAGAGATTGTTTGGGAAGAAGATCACATCTTATCCTATAAGTACCCCAGAATGTTTGCATTAAAAAGACCTACTTGGGAAGTAAATCCTACTCGCAAAATAGAAGATTTTAAAATTGCATTTTTAACAGATATGGGCGATGCAATGATGAGGTTTGCATGTATTCCAACATATGCTTCAGATGCTTTCTTTAAACAAAAAGAAAAGTTAGAAAAATGCATGACCCTAAGAAATCCAATAGATAATTTTAGAAGGTTTGACTTATCCTTTAAACCAGATCCTGAAAAAATATATTATGTACATGCTGACCTTGCACAAAAACATGACAAGTGTGCTGTTGCTATAGCACATGTTGATAGATGGGTCAATGTTCAGGTTATTAAAGATTATCAACAAGTATCTCCTATTGTTGTTGTTGATGC